TGAGAGGCCGACGTACCGGATTCCGAGGAAGAACCCTTCAGTGAGAGAGCGGGCAGCGCTGGTGAACGCGAGGCTGCGCAATGCGGCAGGGGAAATAGGGCTGCTGGTGGATCCGCGGTGCAAGGAGCTGATCCTGGACTTCGAGCGGGTGCAATGGGCGGAGGACAGCAGCGAGATCGACAAAGCGAAAGACCCGCGGCGGACGCATCTGAGCGACGCGCTGGGGTACCTGCTGTGGGAGCGGAGGCAGTCCGCGCCGGCGGCCGGTGAGAGAGAGCAAAGGCTGTACTGGTGAGGCGAGGAGCGATGCGAGACATCAACCGGGAGCATCCGGAATACACGGCGTGGAAAAGCGTGTGGCCGAAGTACAGAGACCTGTACGCGGGCGGGGAGCAGTTCACGGCGAATGCCGACCGCTATCTGATTCCGAGGCAGAAGGAGCCGGCGGCGGTTTACCGGGAGCGCGTGGCGCGGGCTTTTTACGAGAATTACTCGGGCTCGATCATCGACTGGTACGCGGCGACGCTGTTCCGGCGTGAGCCGATCCTGACGTTTGACGGCCGGGACGAGCCAGCGCGGCAATACTTCAACGAGCTGGCGGAAGACTGCGACCGGCGGGGCTCGACACTCAGCGACTTCTTCCGGCGGCAGGTGATCGAGGCGATGGTGGCGGGGCGGAGCTACATTGCGATCGATTTTCCAAAGGGGACGAGGCCGGCGGGCAGCCGGGCGGAAGAGGACGCACTGGGACTGTCGCGCGGGTACTTCAGCGAGTATCCGGCGGAGAGCGTGATTCACTGGCAGAAAGACGAGCGGGGCGAGTACGAGTGGGTGGTGCTGCGCACCGAGCGGGATCTGGAGGAGGAGAACGGGGCGAAGCAGACGCTGCGGGAGTGGGTGAGGTACGACCGGAGCCGGTATGAGATCTGGCGGCAGGTGGAGAGCCGCGGGAAGGCGTCACCGCCGCAGATGGTGGAGGAAGGGCTGCACGGGCTGGCGGGGCTGGGGCGGGTGCCGGTGTTCGAGTTCACACTGGGCGATGGGATGTGGCTGATGAACCGGGCGGCGTCGCTGCAACTGGAGCACTTCAACAAGTCGAACGCGCTGGCGTGGGCGCTGACGATGGGGCTGTTCGCGATGCCGGTGATTTACAGCGACAGCGAGTTCAAGCAGGTGGTAGGCGAGAGCTACTACGTGAAGCTGGGCAAGGAGGACCGGTTCGGGTGGACGGAGCCGGAGGGGCATGTCTACCGGATCGCGCTGGAGAACATCGACCGGCTGAAGGAAGAGATTTACCGGGTGTGCTACATGCTGCACCAAGCGGGCGGGGCGATGTCGAAGAACGCGGCGCTGACGGGGGTGAGCAAACAGCGGGACTACCTGGTGACACAGGAAGTGCTGCGAGGGATGGGCGACCGCGTCAAGGACATGATGAAGCGGCTGCTGCGGACGCTGGCGGAGGCGAGGCGGGACGAGATTCTGATCGGCGTGGCCGGGATGGACGAGTTCGACATCGGGGAGTTTTCCAGCGAGCTGGAGGACGCGGAGCGGCTGCTGCGGATGGGGATTCCATCGGCGACGCTGCGTGCGGAGATCCAGAAGAAGCTGGCGATGAAGTATCTCTGCGACGCGAGCCAGGAGATGAAAGACCGGATCGCGCGCGAGATCGACGCCGGGCAGTAGGGCCGGCAGAACGAGGAGCAAGGACAAGGGATGGAGCAGGGAAAGCACGAGGAAATGCGCGCGTCCACAGGGGCGCAGCCGGAAGAAATCCGGACAGTGATCCGAAGCGTGATCGAGGAATATCTCGACTTGCAAAAACAGGAAAGCGAGCCGGCGTACAAGGCAGAGCTTCAGGAGGAAAGGAAGAAGCGCGAGCAGCTTGAACGGCGGCTGAACGAGCTGGTGGAAGAGAACAAACGAAGCCGGCAGATGGCGGAGGAGAGCGACCGGCACGCGCAGATCAAGAGCGAGCTGCAACGGCTGGGCGTTTCGAAGGTGGACCTGGCGTTCAAGATCGTGAAGGACGAGATCGTGCGCGGGGCGGACGGCTCGCTGGTGGCAAAGACGCCAGAAGGAGAGAAGAATTACCGGGAATTCCTGACGCAGTTTGTGCAGGAGAATCCAGAATTTTTGCCGGCGCGCATTGCAGGCGGCAGCGGGGTGGTGAGCCCTGGCCGCGGGCCTACGCCGGCAGCGAGCGTGGATCTTGACAAGATCCGCCCCGGCATGAGCCGGGAAGAGCTGCAGCGGATCCGGGAGCAGATCAGCCGGGTGGCGCTGCAGAGCCTGAGGGGCGAGTAGCGCGGAAGGCGGCAGCCGCCGCGAGGCGAAGTGAAGAAGGAAAGAAGAAAGGAAGAAGAGGATGGCAGCAATCACATCGGCCAACCTGGCCAATGCGATCGTGAAACTGGTGGCGGTGGACGCGCTTCCCGCGCTGATGGGCCACCTGGTGATGGGCAATCTGGTGAACCGCGACTTCGAGCCGCAACTGGCTCAGGCCGGCGACACCGTGAACGTGCCGATTCCGCCGGCGATGGTGGCGAACAACATCGCCGAGGGCGGGACGGTGCAGACGCAGAACCCGAACGTGCAGACGGCGCAGATCGTGCTGAACACGCACGCTGAGGCGACGTTCCAGATTCCGGACGTGACGAAGGTGATCGCGGTTCCGGACCTGCTGCGGCTGTACATGGAGCCGGCGATGATCGCGCTGGCCGAGAAGGTGGAGAGCGACCTGCTGGGGCTGTACAGCCAGTTCACGGCGAACACGCCGCTGGGCACGGGCGGGACGGCGCTGACGGAAGCGGTGGTGGATGCCGCGGAAACGGCGCTGTTCAACGCGAAGGTTCCGGCGAGCGAGCAGAAGTACCTGGTGGTGGACGGAACAGCGTACTCGCAACTGCGGCAGATTCCGCGGTTCAGCGAGTATCAGACGGCAGGCGAGGCCGGGCTGCGGGCCCTGGTGGACGGCAGCATCGGGCGGCTGAAGGACTTCTATGTCTTCCGGTCGCAGTTTGTGAAGAAGACGGGCTCGTCGCCGGTGACGACGCAGAACATCGCGTTCGCGAGGAACGCGATTGGGCTTGCGGTGCGTCGGCTGCCGAAGCCGCTGCCGGGGACGGGCGCCATTGCGGAGTATGCGGAAGTGGGCAACTTCGGCATCCGCGTGGTGATGAGCTATGAGCCGAACACGCTGGCGCAGCAGTTCACGGTGGACATTCTGTACGGCGTCGGGGTTCTGCGGAACACTCACGGCGTGCAGGTGCGCAGCTAGCACCGGAGAACGGGAGAGAGGGGGCGGCCTTCCGCCGCCCCCGGAGACAACAGGCCGAAGACGAGGGAGAGAGCGGAATGGATCTGAGGCGGTACTATCGTGAGCTTCGCCAGAAAGAGGCGGAGATCGAGGGGAAAGACATTTATGTTGTCAGCCTGGACACGGCTGACGGTGGCAGGGCGGGCGTGATCACACAGGTTCCGAAGGGGATCGGCTGCCGGCTGATTGTGGAGGGCAAGGCGAGGCTGGCAACGCCGGAGGAGGCGGAAAGATACGAGCAGGAAGAAGAGAGGAAGCGGACCGAGATCGCGAGCCAGGAGTTTGCCCGGAGGCTTCAGGTGCAGGTGGTGGCCGAGCCGAGGCCGACGCGGAGCGGAAAGAGCGGGGAGAGAGGCTAGGAGGGCGAGATGGCGCTGCTGGTGGATGGAGACGTCAACAGCCTGGACGACCTGAAGGAGTGGGACAGCGGGGTTCTCGAGGTAGCGCACGGAGAGGGGATCGACCTGAAGACGAAGCTGCGGAGAGCGCAAGCGGAAGTGGAGGAGGAGATCGAGAGATTTCTGAGAGACCAGGAAAGAGGCGCGCTCGGGCAGGTGGTGATCGACCGCGGGCTGAAACACTGGCATGCGCTGAAGACATTGGAAGCGCTGTACCGCGACGCATACTTCAACCAGTTGAACGACCGTTACGGGGCCAAGTGGAAGCACTATCTCGAATTGGCGGAGCGGCAGGCGGGCAGGTATTTCGCAGCCGGGGTGGGGATTGTGCTGACTCCGTTGCGGCGGCCGGCATGGGTGGAGGTCGAGGTGGAGGACGGCGTGATGGCACCGGCGAGCTACCGGATTCAGGCAACCGCCGTCGATGCGCAAGGCCGTGAAAGCGCCCCGTGTCCCGTGCAAGTGGAGGGATCGCCGTTGCCGCACTTGCTGACGGCGCGCCTTCCGTATGCGCCGGAAGGGGCCGCGGGTTGGAACATTTACGTGAGTGTTGACGAGGGGCCGACGGGCCTGCAAAACGCGGAACCGATGGGACTGGAGGAGACCTGGACGTTGCCGCTGACCGGAGTCCGGACCGGACGTCCGCCCAGCGAGGGCCAGAGGGCCGATGAGGTGGTGCGGGCGGGCGGCTCCTTGCTGTTGCGGGGGTAAAAGTGACCTTCACGATTCATGAAGTGCTGGAGCGGATGGTAGGGATTCTGGAGGGAGAGAACGGCCTGAGAGACAGCCTCGAGCAGTTGAGAGACCCTTACGGACTGGGGCCTGAGCATGTATGGCCCGCCGGGGTGAGGGTATTGAAGGCGGCGCCGGAGCATGTCGAGAAGGCATTGGGCAGCCGGTACCCATCGGTGAGCCTGTACTGCGAAAAGGTGCGCAGCCGGCCGGCGGAAAAGCTGCGGCGATTCTCGGGCGAGGTGCAGGTGGGCGTGGAAGTGCGGGTCTCGCAAGACCGGCTGGAAGGGATTACGGAGAGGCTGCACTACTATAGCGACGCGGTGCGGGATGTCCTGGAGAGAAGGCGAGGCTGCATCGGGCCCGGACTGTACCTGAGGGAGGAGACGGCCGTGCAGTTCGAGCCGGTCAAGAAGGGCGGCAGTTCATATTTGCAATCCAGCAGAGTGACCTGCACGGTAATTGTGAACCGGGAATGAGCGGAGCAGACAAAAATGAGTTGCTATATTTCGACGAGGGACAGCCGTTATTATGCGGCGGTTGAGACGGCGTTCGGGCAAGTAGCTCCGGTGACAGCGGCGAACCGATTCAGCGGATTGCGGCTTTATGTACAGCAGAAATGGGAGGAGCCCCGGCGGCGTGACAAGACAGGAACCAGGACTCACCTCGGGATTGCGGGCCTGCCGAGGAAGCGCACGGCTTACGAACTGAGCACATATCTCTACGCGAGAGAGAGCGGCGAAATGAGGCCCCGGTGCGGCGCGCTGGTGGAAGGAGCGCTGGGGGCGGCTCCGCGGATCCACAATGGCGGATTGCCAGTGGCGCAAGTGCAGGGGACGACGGCAGTCTTCAGTGCAGCGCACGGCCTTCAGCCTGGCGACGCGATCAGCATGGGGGGCAACCTGCGGATTGTGACGGCGTGTCCGAACGCGACGACAGCATGGTTGAGCGCGCCAGTCAGCGGGACGCCGACTGCAGCAACAGGAGGCGCGGTGAGTTATGGACTCGCGCTGAGGCTGCCAAGCGTCAGCCTGTACGAGTACTGGACGCCAGGGACGGCTGTGCAGCGGGTGCTGAACGGGTGCGTGGTGGATGAGATGAGCGTGGAACTGAACGGCGACTTTCACGAGCTGACGTTCCGGGGCGCGGCGGCAGGTGTGATTGACAACCGCACGTTCGAGCCGCAACAGGGAGGACTGGCCAGTTTTCCGGCAGAGCCGGCAGTGCAGCCGCTGGCCGAGATGCCCGTGCCCGGCCACCTTGGCCAGGCGTGGGTGGGGACAGGGCCGTGGCTGCTCGACACGGTGGCGGAGGCCCGGATCCGAATCCGGAACAACGTGGAATTGCGCTGGCAAGATTTCGGGCTGACGGAGCCACAATGCGCAGTGCCCGGGGACCGGGAAGTGACAATTGATCTGGAGATTTATGGAAAGCCGTCGGAGGCCTGCGAGGCGCTTTATGACAGTGCAATCAGGCGTGAGCCCGTTCCTCTCATGGTTCAAATGGGCATTGCCGCGGGAGGGATGTGCGGCATTTATGTTCCGAACTTTATTCCCGCGCCTCCTGAGTTTCTGGATGGCGAAGAAAGGCTCCGGTGGAGGCTGCGGGGATCCATCGCGCAAGGAACGCGCGAGGATGAACTGTACGTCGCCTTCGGGTGAGGGGAGCTGGCCGATGGAGTACTGGAGCACAGCGGCACAGGAATCCGCCCGGTATCCGGGCGTGCGCTACGTCATCCGGAGACCCTCGTTGCAGCGGCGCGCCGAGATCACGCGGCGGGTGAGGAACCTCCTGGCGGAGCTGGAATACCGAACCGCAGGCGACAGCCTGGAGGACCGGCTTTCGGCCGCAGAGCTGGAGAGCCGCATCGACAGCGTGTATCTGGAGTGGGGATTAGAGCGCGTCGAAGGGCTGGAGGTGGACGGCGGGGAATGCGATGTCCGGACCCTGATTGAACGGGGGCCGGAGGATCTCGGGAAAGAGATCGCCGAAGCCATCCGGCGGGAGTGCAGGCTGAGCGAGGACGAGCGAAAAAACTGAGACTCGCCCTCCATTACTACGCTGGAGGCACCGCCGGGTGGAGGTGCGAGGACTGCCGGAAACAGGGGCTGGAAGAGAGCCGGCGGTGCGGGTGGAACGGCAAGGCAGAAGCGGGGAGCAAGGCGGTATGGGCCAGGCACGGCTTGGTAGCGAAAAGCTGTCCGAAGACGGTTATCACGGCCGACAGCGTGGCGTGGCTGGAACAATGGGCGGTTTGGCGGCAAACCGGCAAGCACACCCCGCCGGCCTGGGGCGCGAAGGATCTGGATGCCATGGCGTGCCTGGAGCAGGAGTGGGAAAGGATGAGCGATGAAGCGTGAAGGGCGGGAGATTGAGAGGAAGATCGAAGAAGCCATCCGCATTGCAGCAGGCAATGCCCTGAACGGGGAACCAGAAAGCGGTGTAGACGCCGCGCTTGGCAAGCCGCGCGGAGAAGGGGTGCTGAGTTCGGGAGCGGCGGCGGCGCTGGCGGTTCTTGGCTCCCTCCTGCAAGGCGCCTCGGGCACAGCGGGCGCCGCAGAGACGGCTGGGATCAAGACCACAGCGGGCGGGTGGAGCAGCGTGGCTCCGACAGCCATCACAGGCCTGCTCAAGCAAAGGAACAACGCGGGCGCCTTGAACTGGCCGGGACTGTTGTCCAATCTCAACCCCATTCTCGGGGGCATTCTGAGGCTGTTCGGCGGCGGAGGCGATAACGCGCCCGGGGAATTGCCGGTGGCTGCACGCCCTGTGACGGCGAAATATGAGCTGGGATTCGGCGGCGCAGACAGCAGCTATTTTTTCATCGACAGAGACGCAAGCGGCGCGCCAAGAAGCGCGAGAACACTGGCTTCGCCAACCGTGGTTGTTCAAGTCGAGGCGATGGACAGCCGCTCATTCATGGAGAGGACGCCGGAGATCGCAGAGGCAGTGAAACGGGCCCTGCTGGAATCCGAAGGAATGCAGAACGTTTTCGCCGAATGGAGGGAGTGAAGGGTGCTGGAATTTCCTGCGTTAAAAACGGGCGTCAAAGGCCAATATCCATTCAGCCGCGACATTCTTGCGGAAGCGAGGGTCTTTACATTTCTGGACGGGCGGCAGCAGAGATTTCCAGCCAGCAAGGTGCGCAGGCAGTGGACGCTGCATATGGAACTGCTCGATGAGGAGGAGGCCTGGGCGGTCGAGGAGTTCGCGCGGAGGCACTATGA